AAGATTTTGATGTACCTACCCTTTATGATATAAATGGGTCATCTAATTTTTATAATAAAGCAGATAACGGTATTTGTGTTTATAGAGATAAAGAGGCAAATTTAGCATATATTCACATACAAAAAGTAAAGTTTAGCCATTGGGGCGAAGAGGGAAGTTGCTCTTATGATTACGAACCAAACAGTACAAGATACTACAAAGGAATGCCAGACTTTACAAATTGGATAAGTTCCGATCAAGTGCAAACTAAACTTGAGCAAAATGATAACTTTTTAACAAGCCCACTTGATATAATTACAAACAACGGTAAAAACGAAATAGATCCATTTTAAACTAACAAACGAGGAATTAACAGTTAAAATTTAAGAACAGATGAATTGTAAACAAGCAAGGTTAATAGAAAGAAAACAAAGGCGTTCTGATATTTTAGAATGGTATAGGTATTATAAAAAAGACATGAAAACTTCTTATTCAATACAAAATGGTAATTTGCTTGGTATTCATATTTATTGTATGCCTGCGTTTGGGCAAAAAATAGCAGCTAGATTATTATGTTTTAAAGATAAAAATTATATGATAACTAATGGATATATGAAGTTTATAATATGGAAACATAAAGAAAGTCAATTTAATAAAAAGTATAACCCATGACCCCACAACTAGCACATCAAATCATTAAAAACTACCTTAAAACACATAGCTTACCTACTAAAGATTGTGATGTTTGGGTAGGGGATGTTAAATATACTTGGAATTATTTATTAAAACTTTGTTACAATATAAAATAAATTATTATATTTACATCCGATGACGCATAAGCAAGTAATCGAGGTTATAATATCTAACGACAGTTTTTTGAAATACTGCCACAAATTAGCGTCACCACGTACTCACATAGCTGAAGACTTATACCAAGAAACTATCTTAGCTATTTGTGAAACTAAAGATGATCGTTTTGTTAAGGCATATAATGATGGTTACCTTAGCCCATTTGTTATTAAAACAATTAGGAATATTTGGTTAAAGCGAAATACTTTTAAACAACATACAGATGGCTCAACTTCTAATTTAATGGAATACGCTAATACTTTACAAAACATAGATGCTTTTGATTTTGATAGGACTTACATAAATCAAATATCTAAAGACTACGACCCGACAGCCGATATAGTTTTTGAAGCTGCAAAGAAAATAATAGCTAAAGATAGTGATAGCGATAGAATGGAAATAAGATACCGAGCGAGGGTTTATAACCATTCTAACAATAACATTGCAGGCTTTGAAGCGATTAAATCATTTAAAAATGCTGGCAGGTTTTCGCAATACATTGGAATAAAAAGATGCGCTATTTATAAAAGTTGTAGGGAATACCAAGAGATTTTAAAAAGTAAACTAAAATATATTATCAATGGTTAATTATTTATACATAGCCCTCTTTGCATTTTGGTTTGCTGAACTTTCAACAATACCACAACGTATTTTAATAGCAACGGGCTTTAAACATTTATACCCATTCAGTTGCGTAAAGTGTTTATCCTTTTGGATGGCTCTTATTTACTCTTATAACGAACCGTTTTGTATAATTATAGCAGGAGTTACCTCTTTACTATCAATGACTATTTGTTTAATATTTAATAGATTAAGATGACCAGAGACGAAGCAATGGATGTGTTAGTTAAACACTCTCAGTTTTTTGAGATTTATAGTAAAGAACTATTTATCCCTAGAGGATGCGAGGGCATTATGGCAGAAATAATAGCAGCTTACAAAGTAATTAATAACGGTTACGTTTGTTCATCATGTGGAAACGAATTGATAATAGATGCTAATAGATACCGTTTACATAGAATGAAAGAACTTAATTTAAAACACCATACGTTTGATGAAAATCCTACTAATCCACAGCTTTAACATTAAAGACAATAAGCCAGAGTTTAACGCTGTGTCTTATTATCGCATGAATAAACCGCATGAAGTTTTAGCACGTTTAAATCCAGACTTTGAAATAGTGCATTCTAAACCTAATGACATTTATCCTGATGACTTTTTAAAAACTATTGACTTAGTTTTGTTTTGTAGAGAGATAGATAATAGCAATGGAATTATTGAAGCCCTTAATAAGTTAGGCATTAGATTTGGTTTAGATCTTGATGACTATTGGATTTTGCCCGAAGACCATTTACTTTATGAACATTATAAAGAAACTAATAAACCTCAACTAATTATTGATTCAATTAAAGCAGCTCACTTTGTTATTTGCACAACTGAAATATTAGCCGGTAAGATTAAAGAACACAATAAAGAAGTTTATGTTATTGAGAATGGTATTGATACGGATGACAGCGTGTGGCAAAATAACCACATAAACTCTAAACGTATTAGATACGGCTTTACGCAAGGCATAACACACATACCCGACGTTATGTCTATTCATAAAGACGTGCAAACTGCTTTATACGATGCCGATTTTAACCGTAATTGCCAAGTAATACTTACAGGTTGGAACGCTATTAAAAGTGAAGAGTCGGTTTACATTGGTTACGAGCGTATGTTAACTGATAACCTTAAAACACTATTGCCAGTTGAGCGTGAGTATTGTTTACGCTTGGTTAAATATAAGTTCCCTAGTGGTATTAGTAAACCATACCGTAGAGTTGGTGCTTTGCCGGTATATGAATTTGCAAAGGTTTATGATGAAATGGATATTTTAGTTGCGCCTTTAATAGACAATGATTTTAATAATTGTAAGTCTGAGTTGAAAATGATTGAAGCAGGGCATAAAGGATGTGCATTTATGGGGCACAATGTTAACCCTTATAGTTCTTTAATGACTAAAAAGAATAGCTTTGATTTGACTTGGGGAAACTTTTACGAATGGTCTAAATATATTTTAAGCAATCCTAACTTAGTAAAAGATACGGCTGCACAATTAACTTTAGATACTAAAAAATATTCATTAAATTTGCTAACTGATAAACGTAAAGAACTTTATGAGCGATTCAAATAAACTCTACCACTATTACCACATATACGCAGACGGTCAATGGTTAGAACCAGTTAGCGAACATATTAAAGCCCTACGTAAATGGGGGCTTATTGATAACTTAGCAGCGTTCCGTATTGGAATAGTTGGGGCAGACCATAACCGTACAGCCGTTATTCAATACCTAATCAATGAGCGTATTAACTTTGATGTGATAGCCCAAGCCGATACAGGCTGGGAGCAGGTTACTCAAATACCAATGTATAACTTTGCACTAAATAATGATGGTTATGTTTTATATGCTCACTCTAAAGGCTCATCACGTCCTGAACAACCTAATCAATCATGGCGAAGGTCAATGACTTACTATAATGTAGGGCAATGGCAAATAGCAGTACAAAAACTAAATGAGGGCTTTGATGCAGTTGGTCAACATTGGATGCGACCATCTCACCATTCAGTTGAACATAGAGGTTCACCATTCTTTGGTGGTACGTTTTGGTGGACTTCATTAGCTCACGTACGTAAAATGTTAGCACCCCCTGTATTTAATAGGCATGATGCTGAGGGGTGGATTGGTTATGTTAATGGCGAAGATATGAAGTGCTTTGACTTTACAGGTCATATTTCTGCTCACCCATGTTATTCGATGTGGACAATAGAAACTCAACAATGGATATACGAATGAAACTAAATATATTTACACCTTTATTCCGGAGTGGAATGATTAAGAAGGTAGCCGATTCAATACCCGACTATGAAGATATTAATTGGATTGTTGTAATAGCTAAACATAGAGAGATACTTATTAAAGAATGCCAAGCATATAACATTCCATACTTAACAGTTGATTGTATTGATGACTTAAGCGGTGTGGGTAAAAAGGTTAACAAAGCCTTAGATAATTTACAAGACGGTTTCTTTTTTGGTTTAGATGACGATACAACCTTTAACCATAACACATACGATATATTTAAAAAGTATCAAAACGATTATGATATGATTGTGGGGCAACAAAAACTATTAGACGGTGGTATTAGAATAGCACAAAAGCCAACGCATTGTTATACAGATGGGGCGCAAGGATTAATAAGAACTACCTTAATAGATGGTTTACGCTTTGGATGCTTTACTACTGATCCGGTAGCAGACTGTAACTTTTTATTAAATTGTTGGGATAAGTCAAATAAAAACATTATCTTAGATGAAGTAATTAGTAACTATAACTTTTTAAGATGATAGACTTTAGTAAAATGACGCTACCTTGTGATGTAGCAAACTCACATATTTTAGGCGAGATAATTGTATGTTTAAACTAATGCAGGATATTTACGAACACCAAACAGAATGGCAAAGAGTGAAGAATTTATAACAAGCCTACCAGAATACGCTCAAAAATATGTTGAGGTATGTTTAAACCATTCTAAAGAAGTGGCAACAGGTAGCGGAAAGATAGTTAACCAAAGGGAAAGGCATATACCTACAATAGCGTTCTTTTTGAATATATGGCTTCCAATGAACTTGGGTGATACAATTGCTAGGAAGACTTATTACGAGTGGTTAAAAGGCGATTGTGAGCAAAAAAGTAACACTATAAAAAAGATAGACGATTTATTTTGTTCTTTAGCCGTTGATATTGTTGCAAATGAGGGCAAAGGTATATTCTATGCAAAGAATAAATTAGGCATGACTGATAAGGTCGAAGCTAAGAATGAGAATACTAATATAGAAATCAAAGCAGAGTTTGGTAGTAAAGTTATACAGTCCACACGAGAATCAGGCGAAGATACACCGTAGTATTAATGAAGAGCATTACAAATACTATGCTCTTAATATTGGTAGGCAGTTTGGCAAATCTTTACTTGGTATCAATCAATCCTTACATTGGTTCTTTAACGTACCTAATTGTAAAATAGGCTGGGTTAGTCCCGTGTATAAACAATGTAAGAAAGTATTTAAAGATATTGATTCGGCTTTTACAAACAATCAAAACGTATTTAAAGATAAAAACAAAACCGATCTAATTCTAATAGGTCATAATAATTCATCTTTAAACTTTTATTCAGCAGAAAGTTACGATAGTGCAAGGGGTGAAACATTCGACTTTCTTATTATGGATGAGTTTGCGTTCCAACCTGAAGACGCTTGGACTTCTGTATTTAGAGCAACCGTTTTAGTTAGAGGTCAAAAAGTATTATTCCTTTCAACTCCTTTCGGTAAAAACCATTTCTATAAAATACATTCTTTAGACGGTGTAAATGATAATTATAAGTCATTTACAATGACCTCTTATGACAATCCGCTAATTAACCCAACTGAAATAGATGACGCTAGGCTAACACTTCCTGAAAATGTATTTAGACAGGAATACTTAGCTGAGTTTATAGACGGTGGCACGGGTGTGTTTGTTGGCGTAGTAGTTAATGATTCACCAAGTGGAGCTGAGCAATACTATGCAGGAATAGATTTAGGTAGGGCAGATGACTACACCGTTTTAACTGTTCTTAATTCTAAAGGTCAAACCGTTTATTGTAATAGGTGGCGGCATAACACTTGGTCAAACATTATAAACGATTTAATGCCACATTTAACTAAGTGGAACGCTATGTGCTATGTTGAGGTTAACAGTATTGGCGATGTGCTTTATGAGCAAATAAAAGCAAGGTACAACCGGGTAGAGCCATTTTACACCACCTCAAAAAGTAAACAGGATATTATCGAGGGTTTACAAGTGGCAGTCCAAAACAAAGAATTTAGTATATTAGATTTAGATTGGCTTAAAAAGGAATTTGATGTGTTTACTTATGAGTACTCACAAAAGACTAGAAGCATAAAATACTCAGCACCAAAGGGTTTTCACGATGACGGTGTTATGAGTTGTGCTATTGCTTACCATGCTTTAAAGACTTTAAAAAACACAGGCAGATATTCATTTGCCTAAAACAAATCCAACTTTTTAGTATTTAATAGGTATATGACAATACCTTTTAATTGGAATAAAGTAACCATTGAACAGTACCAAACCATCTATCCTCACCTACAGGGCGAAATAGACTGGTCACGCATTATCTCATTCTTTACCGGCAAAACTTATGACGAAGTTGAGAACTTAGATTTAAAGCATTACAAGTACTTAGTTAAAAGCCTTTCATTCCTTACTAAACCCATCCAACCTAAAGTATCATTTAAGTCTTTTACTTGCGGATTATTAAAGTCTGTTAAGTATAAACCACAACCTAAGTTAATCACTTGGCAAGGTGGTAACTTTTACAAGGCTTCACGTTCGGTTAACGATATAAACGTGGCTCGTTACATTACGATTAAAACGTTAATGGAGCAACCCGACTATTTCCCTAATAAACTACACGAACTTTGCGCCTTGACTTATGAGCCTGCTCAATACCTATCATTCAAATACGATGGTAACAAACACGCTGAGGTAGCTGATAAGTTTCTAAACGCACCAATGTCGATAGCTCAACCAAGTGTTTTTTTTTGCTTAGAAGTATTGGCGAATTGGAATCTAAATACCTTGGATTATTTGGAGGGGGTGGAAGCGATGAAGACGATAAACAAAGAGATAGAAACAGAACTGAGAGAGAAAGGTTTGTCGATTTTTGGGGATGGATTCACATAGTTAAAGAGGTAGCCCAAGCCAATAGAATAACAGAGGATGATGTGCATGAGTGGGGAGTAATAAGATTATTAAACGAACTATCTTATCTTAAGGATAAGAATAAAATGGAAGCCGAAGAACTTGAACGTCAACGAAGAAATAGATAAATTACTAAATGACTTTACTGAGAAATGGGCAAAGGATTTAGAGGTATCTTTATTTGACGCTCTTAAGAAAGGTGGCAGGGGTAACCCAAGTGCAGTAGATATAAGGTTTAAAGGTGGGGTTAGTTATGGAGTTAACAAGGTAACGCTTGGTGTATATGCCGATAAAGACTATTGGTATTATATTGAGAATGGTAGAAAGAAAGGTAAGATGCCGCCGACTAAAGTTGTAGGCGAAAAGTGGCAGTCTTCAAACGGAATAAGTCCATCTAAAATTATATACGATATGACAATCGAATATAATAAAAAGAAAGGGTTTACTAAAAGAATAGTTAAAAAGCTACCATTCCAAAAAGCAGCAAAACAGTTTGCTTTTATAGTGGCAAGGTCAATAGGTAAAAAAGGAATTAAGCCTAAACCTTTTGTAGAGCAAGGTTCTAATCCTCAGGATTTAAAAGATTTATTAACTAACATATCTAAATTAATAGGTAAAGAAGTAACAGTAGTATAATGGCAATAACAATACAATCAAGCCCAACGTCACCAACACCTGCCTATAATGAGAATTGGGTAGTGGCAACGTCAAATCAAACAATACAGCCTAACTTTTATTATACAATCGTTTTAACCGATGTAACAGGCTCTTATGTGTTTGATACTATCAAAGTAAAACCAGACCCTAATAATAAGTTAGTAATGGATTTACAAGCGTATGTTCAACTATTAATGGTTAACTATATTCCCGTTAATTTGTACGGTTGGCAAAAATGCACCAATGCAACTAGAAAGTTTCGTTTTAATGTTGGTGAAACTTATGACGTATTAGGCACACCGACTTACTTTGCAGGAGTTGATAAAGATTATATTACTTGGAATGCAGGAGTTGACAAACAATATATCGCCCCTTATTCACCTAACTACTTTTGTTATGATAGTTCAATACCTAATTTAATTTACTTAACTATATTGCCATCTAAAACATACAAAGACCGTTCACAATATCTTTATGCTTTATGTCAAGAAAATATAGGTGAATTAAATAAGATTGACGTATTTACTTACGATGCAGCAGGCTCTTTATTAGGTAACTATTCAATCAATAGACCAGATGCCGGCACGGGTTTATTCTCTGATAATTACGTTGCTATCGACGTTGGTTATAAAGGCTTGTTAGGAATAACAGCCCCATTTGTTACCGTTAATAGTGGCACATATCCTATCATTACTTCTAACGTCGCATCTTATGTTATTAAGAATGGTGACACAAATGATGTTATCAAAAATATAACAATAGAATGTAATCCTAAATTTGAGGTGTACACTTTACATTATTTAAAAGCTAATGGCTCTTATGAAACATTACATTGCAATTTAGCAGCTACTTTATCGAGCAGTAAAACTACAACATCATTTAGAAAGAGTGGATGGTCATTAATATCTAACGTTATGACTTTAGATCCTGCTTTGAATAGCGAAAAGATACAATCAGTAACTATTCAAGATAAGCTACAATTAAATAGCGATTGGTTAACCGATGCTGAATTTGCCTTGCATAAAGACTTATTTACTTCTACTGATGTACGCTTAGATATTGGCAGTACAACAACTTACAAAGGTGTTAAGGTAACACAAACAAGTTACACTACTAAGAATACAGATAGGCTTAGAAATTATCAAATTGATTTAGATTATACTCACCAAAACTTTAGACAGCGTGGCTAACATAAAAGTATTATTATATGACCAAGCTGGTGTTGAATACGACGTAAGTTATATTCAGGAAATACCTTTATCGTTAAGCTATTTAATAGCCGACGTTAAAGACCCTAGTAAAAGAAATACAACCTTTTCTAAAACAATAAACTTTAATTCTAAAGACGTAGATTTATTCTTTAGAGTTATTTGGAAACTAAACAGTACACTAACTACTTTTGACCCTCGATTAAAATGTAAGATAAAATATTATGTTAATGAGGTGTTGCAGTTAGACGGTGACTTGCAATTAATAAAAGTAATTGTTGACCCGGATAGTAAAACGGTAAACTACCAAACCACAGCAACGGGAACTATTGGCAATTTGTTTTTAGCTATTGGTGACGCTTACTTAACTGATTTAGATTTTAGTGCTTATGACCATTCGTTAACTAAAGCTAATGTAACAAATAGTTGGATACCTGCAACAAGTGTAACTGGTGTTATTGGCTCTGGTTACTATTACGGATTAATTAATTGGGGTGAAAACCAAATACTAACCGATGTTGAATATCATGTTAAACACATGAGACCTCAACTATACAAGCGTGAGTACATGGAAAAGATATTCGCAGCTGCAGGTTATACATGGACTTCTACTTACTTAGATAGCGCATATTATAAAAGTCAATTAATACCACCAACAAAAGAATATCTAACGTTAGGTGCAACAGGAATAGCTAATAGTCAATTCTATGCAAGGCGTAATTCTACTCAAACGGGAACGGCTACGGCTTGTAGTTTATCAGGTAATTGGAGTGGTTACAAATTTCTTAATAATTTATCTACTCCTAGCGAAAAGGTTTTATTTAATGAAGATAACGTTTTACCTTATAATGATGCAGGCGGTAACTATGCAACGGGTACGGGGATATTTTCGCCAACAACAACTAATACTTTTATAATTGAAACGTTAGTTAATTTTGATGTTGTATTAGCAAATGTCGGAGCGACTGCTGGAGCTGCAAGTTATGCTGTTATTAGCTCTGCAACAATTCAAGTTTTCATAACACAATTTAACGGTGTAGGTTGGCAGGCAGTAGGTACAAATTCAGTTTTTATACCATATACAACACTATCTGGTTTAACTTCATCACAACAAGTTTATGTACAAATACCATCTTGGGCTGCTTTAGCAACCGAGAATTATAGAGTTGAAATAGCTGGTAATATTAGTTTTAGTTTATTTACAGCTACAAATGTTGCTATTGTTGACGGTGCAACAACATGGAGATTTGATTCAAAAGTTAATAGTACTTACTCAGCAAGGTTATTAAATAACAATATTACAGAGGGTGGTTTTTTAGAGATTAACCAATGTATTCCTACAGAGGTAAAGCAAATAGATTGGTTAATGACTGAAATAAAGGCTGCTAACCTTTACATGATACCTAATCCCGACAAAGAAAAAGATTATATTATTGAGCCACGTGATGACGGATTTTATACAGGTGAAGATAATTGGAGTGAGTTATTAGACTTTAGCAAAGATTATGAAGTATTGCCAGTTTCCGAACTTGACACCAAGCGTTATGAATTTTGGAATAAACAAGATAGCGATCAATATAACGATGCTTACTTTAAACAATATAAACAAACTTATGGCTTTGGATATACCGATTGTGTAAGCGAATTTGTTAAGCCCGTTAAAAAGACTGAATTAATTTATGCACCTACTCCAATAGTAGATAATCAAGTTAACGGTTTAATATTACCTAAGATTTTTAAAAACGACAACGGAACTATCAAACCAATGAAGTCAGTAATACGCCAACTTTATAGAGGTGGTAATATTAATATGTCTTATGGCGGTTGGAAACTAAGAAGTTCTATTGCAGGTGATACGGTTTACAATTACTATCCATTCGTGGGGGAGGTTGATAATCCTTACAGCCCTACTTTATCTTTAAATTGGGATACGCCACAAAAGGTTTATTACAATTACATTAACGCTACTTACACCAATAACAACTTAAAGAATAAATACTATTCTAAAATGATTAATCAGTTGAGCGATAAACGTTCGGCAGTTGTTAAGGCTTATTTTAATCTTAATGAATTAAAGGTTAAAGATTTTAGTTTTAGAAAAGTAGTTTGGGTAGATCATTTTAACTGTTACTTCTACATTCAAAACTTCGAGTACATAATGAATACTCAACAAAGTACATTAGTTACTATGTTGAAGTTACAGGAATATGATACATGGCAATCGAATACAATAGAATTACCAAACGAAGACCCTAGCGAATTAAATAGAATAGTTAACGGTAATTACTCTAATGGAATAAATAACACTAACAACGGTAACGCATCTCATATAGTTAATGGCAGGGGTAATTTTATAGCAAGTGGCGCAACGGATATTCAGTTAGATAATTGTACTAATGTAGTTGTTAACGGTGATGTAAGTGCTTTTAGAGGTATTGGATTAAGTAATGTTGTTATAACTAACGCAAGTAATAATTCAACAATAACAGCGCCATCACCATTTGTAATTGTACAAAACGATATTTATTTAGATGTTACTTATCATGGTAAAAAATTATTTATTGATGCTTCATCAAATGATATTACAATTTATTGGGATAACGCAAACATGGCAAATTGCGAAGTAACTATTGTAAGAGCCGATGCAAGTGCTTTCAATGTTTATATGAGTGATGTTGATGTTTCAACTAGCGTGATGGGGGTTGGCATTCCTGTTAATTTAGGAATGGTTGTTTATGATTCGTTTAAGTTTACAAGTTTAGGTTTAGAAATTTACGCAATATAAAATGGGATTTGTAAGAACAATAATAAGAAAAGCAGGAACTCTAATAGGCGTTAGACGTACTTTAAATTTAATAGAGGGGACTAACGTAACATTAACTATTGCGGATGATTCCGTTAATGATAGGGTTAATGTAACAATAGCGGCAAGTGGTGGCGGTAGTTTACCAACTCAAACAGGAAACAACAGTAAATACTTAACAACAGACGGCGTAAGTGCAAGTTGGGCAACGGTGTCAGCTTCTTTACCCGACTTAATAATAACTAAACAAGCCCCTGCATTAAACCAAACAATTACAGATGGTTATTGTGCATACTACTCTGGTTATTATGAAATAGCAAATACTAAATTTTTAGAAATAGGTAACGGTTCAACTTTAGAAATAGGATAATTAAAAACATAAAACAATGGGATTAAAAATGACAAAAGGGGAAGCCCCCTCAACACCGGTAAGTAACAAAGTAGAAATTTTTATAGACAATAACAATAAAACTTGTAGTATAGATGACAAAGGCGTGATATCCGTTTTTAATCACAACGGATTAGATGAACGCAATATACTTGTTAACGGTGGGTTTAGTGTTCAACAAAAAGTTGCAGTAGCATCAACGGCTATTGCAGGAGTATCAACAACAACTCGTGGTGGTGTAGTTTCAGACGCTTGGAGTGTTACAACCTCAGTAGCATCAAACTTAAACTGGCAGCAAGTTGATACTGGCTCTGCTCCTGAAACAGGTGTAAATGCACGTTATTATGGCTCTATAATTTCTGCTACTGCTGGTAAAAAAGTAATGCTAAGCCAATGGATATTAAATGAAGATATGCGTCACTTAGTTGGTAGAAAAGTAAGGGTATCAATTAAACATAATAAGAAAGTTGGAACAGACCAAACCTTTAAACTAGGATTAATTCAGTTAACAAGTGCAGGAACTATTGATACATCACCTGCTTTCTTATCTGGCGCATGGTCTGTTACAACGGGTGTTGACCCTGCGTTTAACACTAACTTAACAGCTATCACACCAGATGCAAGTCCAACGGGAGAAAATGGAACTATAACAGGAAACTTTTTAAATGTAAATGTGGCTGCTGGTGTATGGACTAAATCAAGTTGTGTTTTTACCGTTCCAACTAATGCAAAAAACTTAGTAATGGTTTTCTTTAGTGATGCAACAGGCGGAACTACCGATAACGTATCAATAGCAGAAGCTCAGATAACTTTAGGTACTGAACTTGTCGATTATTTAGAACCACTTTTTTCAGAAAATATTAATAGATGTTTAAGGCGTTACTGTAAATCATTTCCTTTAACAACTGTCCCCGCTGCATCAATAGCGGTTGCAACGGCTGGTAATGGTGTAACTGGAATAATAGGTAAAGCAGGAGCAACAGCATTAGCTTGTTTTATTAATATTCAATTCCCTGTTAGAATGTTTAAAGCACCTGCCGTTACTTTATACACACCTGTTGGTGCTGGTGCAGTACCTTATAGAATAAGCGGAACTACCCCAGCAGTGCAGACAACTGTTGCACAAACAGGCGTAATGGATTATGGCTTAGTAGTATCTGCAACAGGCGATGCTAACGGAGCGATTGGCGATTTAGTAGGTGTTCATTATGCAGCAAGTGCTGAAATAGTAAATTAATCATGGCAGAAAAAACAGTAATAAGTATTGAGGTTGAGGGAACGGGCAAAGCCATTAACTCAATTAAAGAATTAAAAGCCGAATTAAAAGCGGCTCAATCCGCTGCCTTAAATGGTGATGGTAAAGCTGCTAAAAGAGTAGCTGAGTTAAAGGATAAAATGGATGACTTAACCGATTCCACAAAGTCTTTACAAGGTTCGGGAGTTGAAAGAATAACATCTGGATTTGATTTATTAGGACAAGGTTTTAAAGACTTTGACTTTGATAAAATTAAAACAGGTTTTAAAGGCTTAGGTTCTGCAATGTCTGCTATTCCTATCTTCTTACTTATAGAGGGTATAATGTTATTAGTTCAGAATTTTGAAGAAGTAGTTAAATTCTTTGGAATTGGTGTAACTGAAAGTGATAGGTTAACGGCTGCGTTAGAGAGACAAAAGAAAGTTAATGAGGGTTTATTTTCTGTTCAAGAAAACGCTATCGCTATAATGAAAGCAGAGGGTGCTAGCATGAAGGATGTGTTAGAAGCTACCGAAAAACTAAACTCAGCTAAAATTAAAGCGGCTAAGGATGACATTGAATTACAAAAGTTAAAAATTAAAGAGGTTTTTTTAAATGATAGTGTTACAGAAAGTTTACAAAGAACTGCGATAAGTGTTTTAAGAGCGCAAGGCAATGCTAGGGATGCTGACTTATTAGAAGCTAAAATTCAACAGGATAAACTTAAAAGAGCATCTGAGTTTGGGGATCAAATAAGAACGGATTTAATTACAATATCTAAGTTAGAAACTGAAACAAAGTTACAAACTATTGATGCAGAGAAAAAACAAAATGAAAGTTTAAAAAAATTACAAGGTGATAGATTAAAAGACAAAGCCGAAGCGGCTAAATTAGAGCGTGAACAATCTATTATAGATGCTGAGGAGTTATTTAAACAACTTTCTTTACACCAAGATACCGAATTAGCCTTAAGAAATAAAGCTCGTAAGGATGAGTTAGATGCCGAAAAAGCAGCACAAGAACAACAATTCCAAGATGGTTTATTTATTGAACAGTTTATAAAAGATCAAGCGGCTAAAGAAATTGAAATAGAAAAAACAAAACAAGCTCACAAACAACAAATTCAAATGCAAGCACTAAACACTGCTAGTCAATTAGTAGGTTTAGCAAATCAGCTAGCAGGCTCAAATAAGAATGTACAAAAAGCGGCATTAATAGCAGAAAGCGCAATAGGAATAGCTAAAATAATTATATCAACTAGAGCGGCTAATGCTGCAGCTAACCTTACACCACAAGCAATTGCAACAAGTGGAGCGGCTGCTATTCCTGTAATTGCTTTTAATAATATATCGGCAGCTTTAGGTATTGCAGCATCAATAGCAGCAACTACTAAAGCATTAGGCGCTTTGGGAGGTGGCTCTGCTGGGGCTGCACCATCATTAGGAGCTACACCGTCTGCACCATCTATGCCTGCTGGCAATGGCACGCCATCAATAGCAGCACCTCAACAAAACACAACAACCTTTACAGGAAACAATAACAACAACTTTAATCAACCGCCTATTAAAACATACGTTGTTGAAACTGATTTAAGAAATTCAACAAACACAATAGATAAGATTAAAGACCAAGCCACATTCTAAAGTAAACAAACTAAACAATTTAGTATTTAATAAATATGGAACTAATAGATTTAACAATTGAAGACGATGTAAAAGATGCAAGCGGTGTAACTGCCATTGCAACCGTAGATAGTCCTGCCATTGAACAAGGCTACTTTGCCTTTGGTTCTAACAAAGAAT